CTTGAGTATCCCCGGCGAAGCTGATGAATGATACCCCGTCAACTTCAATGTCAACGGTGCCCACCCCATTATCTACCAGCACTTTCACTTCCAGCCGGGACCACCTGTTCTGCTTCATCCGCTGAGTGGATGTGGCGATAGTCGTCACACCCCTCTGCACCACTATCCGCCCCGCACCATCGACCCGCAACTGCACCTGGATAGCACCGCCGTCAAGCAGTCGGATAAAATCCTGATCAATTGGGAAGGTGTCTTCTATGTACATCGACACACCGACAATCACTGTCGTAGTGGTATCGAAAGTCGTGCGAGTTATCTCGGCATCACCAGAATTAAGTATAGCGCCGCCGCCAAACCTGCCCGCTGTGTTTGAGAACGAACCCAAATGCATGTCCCACTTTCTATCCACATTGAAAGCCATGCCGTACAGGTCACACCCATCCACAAAGAGCATTGCCATGATCAGTTACCTTCAGTTATCACGAGTGCAGTGACTTCCACCTGCAACCCCGCCGTGATAGAGGTCGAGTTGAACTCCAGATCCGCACCTGAACCCGTGGTGCCAATGTCACCATCCAACACACCATTACTGTCAGAGTCAACTACCCTGAACCATGTAGCCGTGCCCGTAGCATTGGCACTGGCATCGGGTGTGATGGCATTAGCTGTCAGCACACCACTTGTGGCTGCTGCAAAAGCCGGGTCGCTCATAGTGAGTTCTGCCAGGAGTGTCTGGCCACCTATGGCCACATCCGGATCGGCTGGTTGTGCCCCATCATAAATTCTGAATAGCCCGGCACCAGCACCAGCGTCCACCGCTGCTGCCACTGTATCCAGGCGAGTGTTTCTTGTCGCCACTGCGTATTGTAAATTAGCCATTATACCGGCACCTCTGTATTAATCTGGGGAGGATCCGCCACCATGAGTATGATTGTTACTAATGTTTGTGCCACTCGATGTAACTGTAGCACCCAATGTCGTGGCCCCTGTAACTGTCAAATCCCCTGTGATCGTCACGTCACTCGTGATTGAAACCGTTGGGGCAGTAACATTCACGCTCCCTGCCACTGTCAAATTCACATCACCCGAGACAGTCACATTTTGATCACCGTTAGCCGTGACCTCAATATCCCCGTTCTCAAGGAATTTTACAACTGATCCGGTCAAGTAATTGCCTAACGCCACCTCGCCCTCTTTGAGGTTCTTAAACCTCTGGCGGGTCAAGTTGGCCATGCCAGCCCGGTTCTCTTCCTGGCCCTGCACGTTGAACATGAGCACCATGCTACCAGTAGGTGGACTGCTGCATAAACCGTAAGGGTACACCAGTTCAATCTGAGCCACGTTGTTAAGATATTTAACTTGAGCGGTCTGAAACTCCGTTGAATCTTTTACGGGTAATGTAGTTAACGACCGCTTAACAATGTTAATAACTGTCGCCCAAACTCTGCGGATGTCACTTATCATAATGAGGTGCCTCCCCCTACAAGCTCTGCTGCCGTACCCGTACCTGCATCGGGGAAATTGTTCGCGGCGGCATTAGCCTTGGCCAGCACTGGTTCAGAATCAAGAAGCTTGTAAGCATCCGGATTTACCAGAGTGAGTTCTGTCTCACTGCCCTGATCAACAGACAAAGAGTATTTCACTGCTGTTATTAACAGCGGCTGCTGCAAGCCCGCGAACACATCATTGACCTGAACCAACTCATTGACATTCCACACCTGTTTGGTAAGCGGGTCAACAAAGCCTTGTACCACCGCTTTATAAGTAAAAGCTCTAGCCCGGTTTATGTCTGCCTGCCATTGAGCTCGGTCCCTACATTGGTCAGTAGTTGAGGATGTCTCTGTGACAACATGTAATGTTCTGCTTGAGCGCATCGCGTCATCAATGCCTACCTGCCTCGCCTGGACAATCTCATTAAGGTCCGCTTGGACAAAGTCCTCAACAGAACCTGAAGGGGTAGGGTTCGTCGCCTGATCTCGGGCCAAACCAGGAGAGTCGAATTTAGAACTACTCGCGGTGTTTCCCTGCGAGTGGACAAAATAGTTTCGAAAGCGATTACTGTCATCCCGCTTTATACTCGCGCTCTTTATATTATTTCTCTCCGGGTCTGTAAAGGTGTTGTTGAGCGTAAACCTTAGAAACTGAACCTCCGCCCGAGTAAGCACAACGTTGCCCCTCCCGTCAGTTGTTACCAGGACTTGAAACTTCCGGGCGTACTTCTCTATGAAATCAAAAACAGTTGTTCCAGGCTCAGCACTCATCTGTTCAGCAATAGTAAGGGAGTTTAGAGACCGAACCTGGTTAAAAACCTCTATACCTGGTATTTTGGCTCGACTCAATATCTCCCGTATCGTCTGCTGAAGAGTGATGCCCGTTGAGAGTTCTACATTGTCACCTAAGGTAGAGTCTACGATGTCAGCCGTCTTATCCCGACCTCGTATACTGATTGAGTGAGACTGTGAAGAGTACTCAATCTCTACAGCGTCAATGAACCCGGTTATCAGAGGCACCCCGGCAGTATCCGCAACACCGAATTCAGATATTCCGAAATCAACAGTCCGAGCGTCCTCTCCAGTGGCTAGCACTCGGCAAGCTTGCCCTGCCTGAAAAGGGAAATCTCGCGTGGAATCAGTGAAGGCTGTGAACTTGAAAGAGCCACTGATGGTCTCAAGGTCTCTTACCACTTGGGCGGTGTCGAAATTGGAGTACACTACGTTGTTTACTTCCAGGACAATCATTGTGTCAATGCCTTAATATTGCCCGTGTAATGACTGATGTCCGGATCAGCATTCAGATCAACAATCTCCTGGTAGAGGGTAAGCTCCCCATACAGAAAGTAGGTTAGCACTTGGGCTGGGGTGCGTTTGATACTCAGAGTGATCACCCGGTTAATGGTGAGGCGCCGATTTTGGAAGAACACCTCCACTTCATCCCGCAGAGTTTTCAACAGCTCCGCTGAGTCTGCTGCTAAATTTGGATCCTTGATAACAGACTGGTACTGTTTCTCAAGCCTCGCTTGTTGGGCGTCCAGCGCGTCGAGATTCGAAAACTCGATACGAGAAACCGCCTGATAGGCCAGAGACAAAGCTGTTATCCTCATCTGCCGTGTCAGTACTTGCTCATTAACAATAGCAGTAGCCAATGACTCACTGATATCGTTACCTACATCAATACCCCGGAAGATATTTAATGAATCTGTATTGAAATCAAAGAATCTGTCCAGGGTGTTTAGACCTTGAGTGAGGTCAGTCAGGATAATAGTGTTAATACTATTGAATAGGTCTTCAACTTGTGTAGCCAGTTCTGCCGGTGCGGATATTAACTCGACAATACTGTCACCGAAGCTTTCAAGGTCCGCTGTAAACTGAGTGACCGCGTCTATGTTCGGCGCGAACAGCTCAGTGACATCCTCAAACTGTTTAGTCATCTTTTCTACAAAAACTTGCGCACTTTTGAAGGTACTGACGTCTCCACTCGGTGTTTTCATATCCTCCGCAACTTTATCTGCCAGATCGGTATTCATCTCGGCAGATCGGGCAGTGACGGTCCCGGCGTTACCCACTTGAGGTAGAGGACGACTGACATCATCTGCCGCTTCAAAAGTCATCGAAAACTGAGCCTCCCCAAGAGTACTCAAATTCTCAACAAGTTTATAAGGCTTGGCAACAACATTCACCCGACCGTAAAAAGGGTGTTGCAGCACCTTTCTACCTTTAGATTCCAGAGCACGTATAAGCGCGTCCCGATCTCCAACGTAGTTATCCCCACTGATGACCCCGTTAACTTTGTACGTTCTAAGTAACTTACCGAGGTCTTCAACGTTTCTGTTATCGGAGTTAACGAACTCATGGGTGGCGGTCTTGCGCCCGCCTGCAGTGTTTGAGGTTTCTATAAAGAATCTGGCTCCGTCAAAATCTGCCGGTAGCAGTCTGCTCAGTAATGTCACCACATTGTCCTCCCCACACGTGGATCCAGAGTAGATCCGCTCGTCGTTTCAACCTGGCCTACATTACTGCCGGGGTCAACAATGGTTATCCGGACTTCCGCCTTCTCTTCTTTTTCAGCACGCGTCTGTTCCCTCCCTTTCTCTTCTCTAGCGCGCTCCTCGTCGAAGGCCCTTTTCTGCTTGCTTAATTGATGAAGTGTACGTTTCATGACGTCCGGCAGACCTATTAACCTGTCTACGAGATCAAGAACAAGCAGAAACGGCTCCATCATGGCAAAGCCAACGCCAATAACAAAATTCTTCAGATCAGTGAACAGCAGTATCAAAAGCGTAACGCCTGCTGCGATAAGCGCAATAGTTTTGAGAATCGGCGCGCCGATTATAGCCAAACCTGCTACAACTGCTGCAATCGCTGCTGCGAGAAGCCCGACAACAATAAAAAGACCGAAAAAAAGTATGGTGGCTTTGACTATTATGGGGTGCGTTTTGGCGAATTCTCTAAGACCTTCTGCAACTTTAAATAAGAAAGTAGAAACAACTCCCATCCCTTCCGCGATACCAAACAACTCGTTCGCAGCCAACCCCAGCTCAGCTTTAAGAATAGTGAGCGAGGTTACTACCATCTTGAAAGCCCCATCCATCTGCTTTGTGGCTTTTTCAGAGGCATTTGCGAACATGCCCCACTTGCTGCCTTTGTCAGTCAGTTTAGTGAGGGCTTCTTCAAAACGTTCGAAACCTATTTTCCCATCTGTTATTGCCTTGGTTGCTTCGGCAATGGACACCCCCCACAGATCTGCCAATATCGGGACTATAGATATGCCTCTCTCCGCAAACTGAAGAACCTCCTCAGCCATCAGCTTGCCTTTTGCTTTCACCTGACTGAAAACCAGACCGAGTTCACCAAAGTTCTGGCCCGAGCCTGCTGCCAAATCCATAACAAGCTGCATGGAGCCTTTCAGATCATCAAACGATACGCCAACAGCAAGCATCTTCTTGGCAACTGCGCCCATTTCAGAGACGCTGAATATGGTGTTCTTGGTTCTCTCTTGCATAAAACCCATCAGATCAGCTGTTTTCTCTCCTGATCTGAGCATTCGGCCCAAAGATTTCTCAACCGCATCCACACTTGCCGCAGCATCAAAGATATCTTTCGTGAAACTGGCAACAGCGGAGCCTCCAATGAACGCTCCAAGGCCCGCCGCCAACCCTCCTGCACCACGATTTCGTGGACCGCCCCCGCCCGAGTCAGTGTCTATGGGAGGGGGAGGACGAGTATCACGCAGCTCCCGAAGGGATTGTACAAGGGTCTCAACCTGACGCTCATACTCCCGGGCGGCGTGCATAGCTTCTCGCAAAGCTGCTGCATTCGCATTAAGAGTGCTGCCAAGAGCACGCATGGAGTTGTTCACCGCACTCATATTACCCTGCATCTGGGTAAAGAGCTGGCCTGTTATTCTGAGGCGCCGGTTAAGGCGTTCGATGAAGAAGGATATTCTTCGGATGGTAGGGGTGAACTGGTCAGTGGCTTCGTACACATAGCTGATTGTAAAGGCCATTATTTACCCCTTTTTATATGCCGCTCCCGCTCTCTGGATATCCGACTAGCCTCGTCTTGCAACCGTAAAAGCTCGGGTATTGGCATCGTTTGCGTTTCAGTATAGGTGACCCCACCCTCGAAAAAAGCCAACAGACCAGCCTCGATCCTGTCTAATTGCCTGAAAACGTCTTCATTACCGAGGGCAACGTAAAATTTGCAATATAACTTGCAAACATGCTTTCGAGGTCTTGCGGGTCTACATCCTGAAATTGGATCTTGTTTATAGGTTTGCCGTTAACTTCTATGCAACCCCCTGCTGCCAACTTTTCAAATTCACTAAAACACGCTTCAATGTCAACATCACTAGCCAGGAGGATAGCAAAGACTGCCTGTGGCTCCAGCTCTTTTTCTTCCTGCCCCGGGTTCGACTCCCGTGCGGATGCGTCTTCGTCTGCCATAGCTTTCAGGTTCTTCTGAGAGGTTAGCAAAGCCTGAGTGACATACTGCTGCAGCCGGTAGGTCTTCTTTAGCTGCTTTTTGCTTGGTGCAAGCAGGTCCACTACTTGCACATCCTCCAAAAGACCATCAACTGTCATTTGGATAGGAGTCTTCAACATATAGGCGACTCTAGTTTCCATAACGCAGTCGCCCCTTGTTCAAAGTTAATTGGTCGCTAATCATAAGTTATGCTCTCGCCGGATTCGAAGTGAATTCTACCTCAATCTCACCGTCTACGCCTAATGCTACATTGGGGTCATTGGTGATTATAGCCTTTTGAAAGTTGCGCTTAAAAACGTCTTTGTCAGACACTTCAATCGCATTAGCACTCCTTCTATCCTGCCAATCCCGGATAAGTGCCACGCTATCTTCTGTTGAATAGAGCATGAACCTGCACGTTGAAATCCGCGTTTCAATATCCTCAGACGTTATCTGAGTAGTGGCCCCTCCCCCGGAACTTGCTACGCGCACTTTCCGTTCACCGAAACCTTCAGTGTAGGAAAAAGAGTTGGGTTTTATGGCAATGGTATCTCCATTGACCTGAACTGTTGGTGCAAATAAAGTTGCCATCTAACTACCCCTCAATCGAAAACGCTATTTGTAACGTTGCAATGAATTCACGGAACTGCGTAACCAGAGGCACTTTCATGTCTACCGTGACTTTACCTTCAGCCAGATCAAGTTCGATATCCAGATTATCACTGAAGAAGTTCTGTGCGGCTTCACCCGCTTGAGTCAATACGAAGTCTGGGCCTGACAAATCAGCGTACAAGCCTACCAGAAAAGCAGCGATGGATGCTGCATTCGCCATGGAGCGCCCTTCAATCAAGTCCCCTTCGGTCAAACGCGACATTGAATACCGGGCCTTCACGTTATTGAACATGTACTCACGTACATTAGAGGCTGTATCGACAAAGTTGGCAAACTTGAAGCTGATGTCCGGGTTACCCGCAGCATCTGTTTTGTAAGTCGTAACGACCT